AGTTTTTGCCCAATACTCCGTGGGACCTCCACTTCATCGCCCGATTTATGTTTTCCGATTACCGTTTGGCATTGCTTTTTGATTTTTATCAACATGATTACACCCTGCAAAGTGCCCGAACCATTGTTTGCGAAACATCCTTCTCCACTTCCACAACCGTATAAGTTTCGGAGCTGATTAAGAACGTATCGTTGTGCCCAATGTCCGGGGTGTCCGATAGTCTGCAATGGACGACCGGGGAGACGCTTTCGACTCCAACGCTCCCCCCCGCATCGACAGCGACAAACTCGCGGTTTAATATCACCGCAATACTCGATGCGCTTCCGCCCGACGGGGTATAGACCGCCGTTAGACCGAAGACTTCGGTATCGTAGTAACCCGCTAGATCAGCTGCCGATTCAATCGCCATTACTTCTTCGCTCGCTTTTTAGCGGTGGCTTTGCGCTTGGCTTTGGGTTTGGTTTCCCCGTCGCCCTGAACTGCGCGATTTTTAGGCGTAGCCGGGACAATCCGGCCACTACCCAAATACTCAATCGCATCAGCTGGGTCCAGAGAAACAACACTCCCTGCCTCACACGTCTTCCCACCGAATACGCTCGCTCTTTTAACCTCATAGCGAGCCATCCTAAGCACTTGCCTTACAGAAAGCTTGAGCATGACGTACACCAATATCAGCGTATTGAATCACTCTCAGTCTCACTGTACCGCTTGCGCTGCCGGTATACGGATCAACGAGCAGAGAAGGCCCGCTGCCGAAATAGGCGACGAGTAATTGGCTCCAATCGACGGAGAAGTAGGCTGTACCCGCTGGTCCGATGTTGTTGCTGATAATCACTCGATGACCGTTGATGGTGTTATTTTCCATCACATAGCTGGCCTGTCCTGATTCTTTCACGCTCTGCTTTGCTAGACCCACTTGTGTCGAGTTAAGCAGGTAGCCGGGGTTTCCGAATATCGCGTTATCCGCCAAACAAGCACTTTCCATATTGATCGCGTCGGACCATAGGATCGTATTCGCGGTGGCTAGACTCTCACTGTTGATACCCGTTGTGGAATTCAATCCAGTGGGTGCGCCCGAGCTGCCATCTCCAGCGGTTGCGGCATTGTCTATTAACAATGTTGAAGCACTCAGAATATCGTTGCGAATGATATTCTCGATGCCAACAGCCCCAGGGCCCATCCCCTGCACCATCATTTGTCCCGTCACCTCAGTGTATAAACCGGCGGTATTCGGGCTAAGGGTGATGCTTGAGAACGTGGCTTCGCTTTCAGAAGTCGCTCCGCCTTCAGATGCCACCCATGCAGCTGTGCTAACACCCGTTTGCTTCGGAATTTTCACGTCAGCATTAAGGCCGGAAAGAACCGTTGCTCCAGCTTGTAACACTGAGCTGGCATTGCGTAGTGCCTCAATGAAGTCTCCAGGGAGAAAGTCTTGACCTAATGCACCGGCATCGTCGGACGTATTAATGTCGCGTTGGCCCCAGTTGCGATAGACCTCACCTGGCATCTGAGAGCCTTCTGACCCAAAGTTGTTCTGGCGTGTGGCTGTTTCCACGGCTTCCATTTCAAAACCGGCCTGGTCTTGCGCTCGTCGGGAGCCTGGATTCGCCTGGGCGTTGATCCATTTTGTTAAAGAAAAACGCTGTGTTTCTTTATCAGTGAGCCCAATGCTATCGTCTTTTGTTTCCATCGGAACCGTTTTCGTGGTTTCCAATAAAGCCGATATAAAAACGTCGGTTTTATCGCCTTTACGAATGGCGTCAGCTGCTAGTTCTCGCTGGCCGTATTCTTTGCCTAGGGCATCGATCTCAGCAACGCGATCTCGTTCAGCTTTCAGAGTTTCGTCTGAAGTGCTGCGCTTGATGGCGTCCACGTCAATCGAGGGTTGTTGCGGTTGTGAGTTGTCTTCAACCATGATTATTTCCTCTTTTTTTGTTGTGATTTCGACGGCTTCCTCGGAAGGGCCGTCTGTTGGTTCGTCTTCTTGTGATCGCCCGACACCGACAAGTGAAGACTGATCCGCTGGAATTGAAACGAGGGAGGCTTCTAGCGGTGTCCAATTAGTCACACGCATAAAGTCTTCGCCGTTTTCGTTGTCGCGAGCGGTCTGGTTTATCAGATACCCCACGCTGATATTCGTGCGAATTCCATCCACCACGTCTTGAAAAAACTCCGTGGCTTCTGATGACCGACCAAACCGGGCCACCGCTCTGGTTCGTCTATCGACTGGGTCAAGCACAAATTCGTCTATGACCCCTACCACACGGCTGGGGTCATGGTCGGCCAGTAGCGGAGCTCGTCCGCTGGCCATGAAATCCATATCGATAGAGCCTTCGCTATGCGATAAAACCTCATTCATTCCGAAAGACGCCCGGTAGACGGGCTCCTCCGAACTCACTCCTAGCGTTACCGTCCGCGCATCTTGGTCGATGGCTCCTCGCTCGAAAGTGATCGATCGATATTCGATATCTTTGTTTTTCATTCTTCATCCTCCGTATTAGGTGCGATAGGGGTACTCGCGCCGAATGGTTGAAATGCCATTTCTAATCCGTACTGCTCGGCTAGTGCTTGTTCAGATTGGTGGGCTTCGAACAGTTCTTCGACGTCCCGCCCGTATTGGCTGGCTTCGATATCTCCAATGGTTATTAACCCGGCTTGCAGCGCGGTCAAATTCGCGTTGGCTTCTTTGCTTGGGTCCACCCAGCTCCACGATCGCGGTATGAATTTGAAAGCGTCCGCGAATTCTTCATATCGGGTCATCGGAAAAAACAGTTGATTGGTCGCGATGGCTTCACGAAGCCACGCTCTAGTGACTGGCTCGATAAAGTGGTCGATCAAGAATCGCTGGATCATCTTGTAGGCGTCCCGATCACCCAGCTCTGCTAGTCTTCCCGAGCTGTAGTTCGTGCTGCTAAGATCGCTGCTTAAACTCTGATAGGACACGTTTAAGCCTGACGCGATGCCTCGTAGTATCGCGGATTCAAATTGCGCGAACGCGGTGCTGGGGTGGCTGGTATCCCAGGTCTTTAAGTCGAATCCAGGCGGTAGCATCTGTAGCGTCCCAGGTTCAGCAGATATTTCTGGTGCGAAGCCATCCATCGCGTCACCCGTGAACTCGTCCACGCCATCGGTTGACGGTTGCAGATAGGCCGATTTAGCGCTCCCCAGTCGCGCAGCTACTAGCTCCGCTTCTTCGTATCCCGATAGCATTTTTAATCGGGGGAGGGCGGTGGATAACCACGGCACCCCACGGCTCTGGTCGGATCGGTCTGCTCTGTAAACGTGCAGCATGTCGGACGCTGGAACGAACGCATGTTGCTGGTCGATCATGGAACTAGGGGTATCACTCGGGTGAGCATTAAATAAATGGTAGCCCGTAGGCCGTCCGAACGAATCGACTTGAACGCCGTGGCGGATTCTTTCTCCGTTCTTGGCGGTGCCATTGAAATCGTTGTCCAGATATTCGGCGTCGATAAATTGAAGGGATAGCCCCGAGGGGTTAACCTCCCGATCCCGGATGAACTTGACCAACACTTCCCCATCGCGAGCCACGCTCTCGAGACACATGCGCTGCGCGTCGATCCATGACATTCGACCGTTGGCCGTCACTCGTCGCGACCATTTGGCGAAGCTCTGCTCCACCGCCTGATTGCCATCGCGGTCCAGCTGACCGTTTGAGTCGAGCCGTTTCGATTGCATACGAATCCCGGCGGGTCCTACCACATTGCCGTTTAATAGATGGAGATACCGACGGGCGTAGTCATTATTTCTGGCCTGCTCTCTGCATCGATCTCGTAGCGTTTTTAAGGCTGGCGCAATCTCGCCATCAGCTGATTGGCTGCTCGCGTTCCAGTCACTCCATAGTCGACCCCCGGACGCAGCCAGAAAATTCCGCTTCGTCGGTATTTGTTTTTGTTTTTTGAATAAATCGAGGACGCCCATTTACACGTCATCCCATGTAATTTGGCGATAGATCGGGTGGTTGTATTCCGTTTCCCGTTCAGCAGCGGGCTTAGCAAAACCTCGTTTTTCAGGGGTACGATCCATAAGGGTCGATCGAGATCGTTGCTGAGATCGCCTCTGCTGAGCTTGAAATGCCACCGGGTTCTCCCAATAACGTGGTTTTCGACGTTTCATAGCTAAAACCTCACTTTGACGGTGTTGCCCGTTTGTTGGCCTACGGCCATGCGCTGCTTCACTTTTTCCATATGCACTTCTTGTTTGAAACGATTGCGCCAGCCATAGAGCTCCTCGGGCGACATGCGAGTGAGTGATCGACCCGCTATGGACATGGCTTGCTGATCGATACTCGCTCTGTTGTTGATAACGGCGTCGATGGCGTCCAGATTCTTTTGTGCGTCGCTTCTAGGATCTTCTGCAAGTACGGCTCGATTCGCTTTGATCTGGGTGCTGCCACTGAATAATTGGATGCGCTCGGAGTCAGAGCTGCGGGTGATATAAGCCGACCAGTAGTAAAGTCCTTTTGTGTAACCCGCCGTGGTGGAGCTGCCGACCTCGATTTTGTATTCGTTCGGGCTGCTGCTCTCGCTGGCTGTGATAGAAAAGGCGGTGGAAGCGTCAAGTCGGAAGGCATAAGTCAGTGCGTAGGATGCCACCGGATAATCGCTGAGGTTACGTTTCCACCGCCAAAGGTCGCCCACGTGTAAAACCTCGGGCTCTACACTCGGATAATTCGTCGAATCGAATAGGTTTCCCATGCCAATCCTGTCCTGGTTTCTAAAAACCTATCAGAAAAAACAGCGTTTGCATACGTCTTACATGTGGACAATTTGTATACGATGCATTAACGTAACGTCCACTAAATGTTGATAAACGGTATGGGAGAAACAAATGGATAATATTTACATGAAGCACGCCATCAGCGCTCACCTGGCCTTATTCCGCGATCGGTCCCTGGGCCGTGACGAATCGGGATCACGTCGGGCGGTGGCAGTAGCGAAACACTATTCGCGTGGCACTCGTTCACGGTCGAGTAGATTCGGATTGCGGGGTTCTATCAAATGAAAGATGAAAGAATGGTACGAGCTGGACAAATTGGTGGTGGTTATGTTTTCGAGCCACGTGGGAAAAACGGAAAAGGTATTGGCGAAGGGCTGGAAATTCCGCCCCACTTTCCTAGAATCGATAATTTTGTTTGTGACGTGGACACACGCTTTCTAACCGATCGAGAGTATTTTGTTCTCATGAATAGATGGGATATAGAGCAAATGAGAGTGTGGAATTTAGAAGCAAAACCACTGACTTACAGCCAGATAGGAAGAGTACTGGGTGTATCTGACGAAACTGTCGGTAATGTTATGACCAGAATCATTAGAAGAAAACTTGTTTTCACAAAACATCAGTTTTGAATATCACTCACGTGCGACCCCATTGGGTGAGTGGGGTTATCTTGATATATCTTAATAACTATAAGGCGAAATAACATGAGCAACAGAATTATCAGAGAGCCAGAACGTGCCGCAATAACCGGGGTTGGCAAGATGCCTTGGTACACGCTCGAAAAGCAGGGCAAGGTGCCCCGGCGCATTAACATTACGACGCGAACTGTGGGATGGGACCTCAACGAGATTAACGAGTGGGTCGAAAACAAAATCGCTGAGGAAAAGGCGAAGCGATGAAATCCCCGTTTTAATAACTGTTGACCCAGTTTTTCCGTTTGAACCGCGTGGGCCGACGCGGGCGAAGTTGTTGTTCTGGTGTCGGCTGCGGTGGTCCATCGGAGGCATCGAGCTCGGTTTTCGGTTCGCCTCTATTGGCCATCTTCGCGAAATTGGGTTGGAGGATGTTAACTGCTGCCAACGCATAAACGAAACAGTCGAGCGCCTCGTTCCTGGCCCGTGTTTTTTTGAAAGTTAGCCGGACCGTATTGCCTCGCTTCTGTTCGATGAGCTTTTCGGCGGTGAGCTGCTTAAAGTATTCATCATCTAAAACATCGGAAAAGTGCAGCATGGCTGGCGGTGTGTCACTGGGCAGTCGTCCATGTATCCATTGCTTAGCGGTATCGGTGCCGATCGAATACAACGGGACACGCTGGCGCCCGACGATACTGGGTCGACTGACTACCGGCTGTGCCGCCTTGCTACTTCCTTTGATCGCGAACACCCGACGAGCTGCACGCGGTCGAGTGAAGGCGTAGACGTTATCCGTCCAATGACCGCCCGAGTCGATGCAAGCGCATTGGATTTTGAGCTCCCGACCGTCTACCGTTCGGATCGGCTCCAGCAATAATTCGTCCAGCTCGGACCATACCTTGCCCTGGGCTGCTTCGCCCCATATCACCTTATGATCGAGTACCCATGCCTCGTGGCCGTCACCCCAAGCGATCAGTGATACCTCGATTCGATCCCGCTGCACATCCACGCCAGCCGTCACGACCAACGCCTGATCGGGAACGCTCAATAAGTTAAACGGTTCCCGACGTTCTAAGAACTGATCCCACGCGAGCTCGTGCCCGTATTCTTGATCCCACGATTGCCCCAGGCTGGTGTTGATAAAAACTTGGAGGAGCTCTGGAGCACTTTGCGCGTTCAAAAAGTCTCGGACCATATCGCCCCACGTTCGCCACGGCGAATAGAGCTCATTCAGCTGAAATGTTCTGGTGCGCTCATTGTCTGGATTTTCGTGATCCCAGAACCCTTCCGCCACCATCCTCGGTTTGGCGTGGTGCTCGATGATGCAACCATTGACGCACACGTACACCGCCTCGTCGGGTTTCTCTTTATCGAATTTGAGCGAGTTCCATTCGAGCACTTGATTCTCCCGACAGTGCGGACACGGCACGAGGTATTGCCCTTTGCTGCCGGAGTTATACCATTCCTCGATTCGGCATCCCTTGAAAGTTGGCGTGCTCACGGCCACGACTTTGGAATTGCTGAAGGTTGCTGTTCGTTTCATGGCCAGCTGGATCGGGTCGCCTTCGATGGTGGTGTCGCTATATCGCGAAATTTCATCCAGCAGCAGGATGCGAATCGATCGAGAAGCCAGTCCCGCTGGGCTGTTGCTACCTTGTATGGCTAAAAACCCGCCGGGGTATTTCTTGAATAGGGCGGTGGTGTCACTGTCCCGCGACCTGGATTCAGGGACCACGCCTGGAATGGAGTCGCGTAACATCCCGGCCAGCTTCGTTTTCGACCAGTCGCGAGCCATCTCCAGCGTTGGCTGGATACACAAAATCGGGGAGGGATCTTGTTCGATATAGTATCCGCAAGCGTTCAGCAGCAGTTCCGTTTTTCCCACCTGGCTGGAAGACATAACCACGACCTCTCGGGTGCGTCGATCCCCGATCGCTTGCATGGGTTCGCGCATAAACTCGGCGCGTGAGGTTCGCCACTGACCGGCTTCAGCTGAGGTTTCCGAACTGAGGCGCCGGCGCTCGTCGGCCCATTCATCCAGTCGATAATTCGGCGGAGGCTTCCACGTCTTTAAGGCTTTGTTGATAAGCGTCCCGAGTGGCGTCGGGGAGTCCGTCGGAGCTAAGCTCGTGGAGGGCGTCGTTGATTGCATCGGTTAATAGCTCCTGTATTTCGTGACCGTCGCGGGCTGCTTCGATACTTGGGGTTAGGGCGGATGGCATGGCGATCAACCGAGCGCGACAATTACCAATTAGCAGCTGCCACACTTTCAACACGTCGCTAACGTAGACCGAAATGCCTTTAATTCCCGAGACTTCAGCCTCCGCTTTATCGGCCTGGGCTTTAGTTAATCGGGTTCGTTCGCTTGAATAATCGCCATCAGATCCCGTGGTGTTGCGCATCCTGCGTAAGTGGTTGATGTAGTTGACGCGGGCCAAATCTAAATCGCAGCCCTTGGCTTGTTTGGAAACGATGACGCCTTTGGCGATCAGCTTGGCCAGTGCCGGTACGGTCATGTCCAAATGTTTTGCGGTTTCAGCTCTTGATGCCATTGTAATAGCTTATAGTTATTAAGTAATACTTATATATATCAATTTGTTACTAAAAATAAATTGAGGCCCTAATCACT